CCCGGTGCCCGTGCGCACGACATGATCGAGCAGGTCAATGGTATCCACCGGGAGGTCGTAGGTGGCCTGTTGGTACGTGAGCACTTGCTGACCTTGCTCAATCGTCCACATATTGATACCACGCGACGCCCATTCGACCGTCAGCAGGTTTAGCGACCGACGCGCCGTACGAAAATCGTAGCCCGACCGCAGTTCGCGCCCGCAACGCTCAAACGCTTCTTCTACGAGATCGTTAAGCGATAAATTGAAATTCGTAGTATCAGTTGTTTTAAAGGCCATCTGCATACTCCAATCGCCAGCCTTTTGCTCGGCCAGCCCTCTTCAGTGCTTGTGCGACTGCCTGAGGAGTTACCCCTAAAAACTGCGACGCGGCCGTAAGTGTATCCCATGACTTACACCCAAAATCGGGATGAACCCCCACAATAGCACGGGCGGATGGATTCTTTGCGCCACGCTGATCTATAGCAAATACCGGGTTGTTACTACCCAACCACAACCCTCTGGACTTCATAAGCGCAGAATGTTCTGGCCTTTGCTTACCGCGATGGATATTTCCTATACGTTTCTTTTGTTCGTCGGTCCACAACCTACGTTTATTCGCTAGAGACACCGCTTTACGAACAGTATCCGGGCAACGCCAACCAACATTACCTTCACCCCCATTGGTAAGATTTACCAAACTTACCCCCATGCGGCGAAGACATTTAATAAGCCCTACTTCAAGTAGCAAAGCAGTTTCATTAGTAGAGCAATCAAGCTTGCCGATCAGTATATTTTCAGCCCCATATTTAGCAACAACTCGCTTGTGATGCGTGCTTCGGTCGCGAAAATTTTTATACCGCGTGCGCACACCTTTCCCCACATAAAAAGGGGTTCCGTCAGGCTTGCAATGGATGTACGCAAAGAACGGCATAACCTATCCCAAGTGATCCATATGCAACGCGGCACAAAAATCGTCGTACGCGGACTGCGGGGTATCGCCGCCGCCATGCAACACACCATCGGTGCAATCCCAACAGTGAAACTTGGTGGACCAGCGAATCCGAGGCTTTACAAAGCGCACCATTATCTTACTTTCCTATAAGCCGCAGTCTTGCGAGAAATGCCTTTAGGCTGCGCAACAAACTGCTTTCCGGAGCGTTTACCGGCTCGTTTGGCACGGGTGGTCGCGGCGTACTCTTGCGGCGAGAGGGCTTTGATCGCGGCTTCGGGGAGGTACCTTTCACCGGTCGCTTTCGGGCCTTGCGTTGAGGGCTTTCCACTCTTCGTCCTCCACTTCTGGTCCGTCCATGCCTTCAGCGATTGCTGGGGGGCTTTCATACTACTTTACCGCGAGTCTTACCCCGTTGGGCGATACCATCAGCACGCTTAGACACAGACGATTTAACGCTACCGCCTTTTTTCATCTCTTTAGCGCGCTTATCGAAGTATTCCGGATCAGCGTCATATGCTGCGCGGACTTCTTTAGGGGTGTAAAGCTCGTAAGCCCTACCCGCTTTATAAGCGTCTTCCCTTAACTGCCCCGACTTACGTTGCTTCTCGCGTTCCTCCGCGAACATTTGGTTATACGTCCGCCCACTCCGGCGCGCCGCTGACAAGTCATCCGCGATTACTTGCTTTTTACGTTCATCGTTAGCCACGATACCCTCCACCCTTAGCCTTGTACTCTCGCGCGAGCATCTGTGCCTTGCGGGCCGACCATTGGCCCGGCGCACCGCCTTTACCACCTGCCTTGATGCTGTTGAAAAGACTCTTCCGCATCCCCGGCTTGGTGTAGTTCCCTGCTTCGTTCACGCGGCTAACCTCGCCCCCTTTCTTAAAGAGCTTGGTAGGTTCGGGGCCGTCCTTGCGAACGACCTTCCGAGCCTTCGGCATCTTGCTGGGGTTTATGGCACCCATGCCGCGCGAGGGGCGCATCTCAGCACATCCCGCCTTTACGCAGCATCTTGCCTTTGGTCTTACCACGCTGGGCAACACCATCAGCCGCACGACGATACGCACTGCCACCCGCTTTGTACATGGCAGCCATACCCATGTCGTAGCGGTCTTTGTTCAGTTGCGCCTTGCTCTTGGTGACCGCGCCACCAGCTTTCATACCCTTCATCTCGGCCATTTCGTGCTTGACCATCGACTTGGGCGCGCCAGCCTTCTTCATGAAGGCAACTTCCTTCTTGACCATCTTCTTTGCTTCAGCCATTTCGCCACCTTTCGCAAATTTACGGCCTTTGTCGGCCTGAACAAAATCACGCCCCACCGACTGCGGGATACCTACCCGCTTTGCGAAGGCGCGGTTATGGGCTACCGCCTCCATCAAGTTGTGCTGCTTCTTGGAGGAGGACGGCATTACAGCACCCGGCCCTTGGTTTTACCGCGCTGGGCAATACCATCAGCCGCGCGGACGTAGCCGCCGCCTTTGAACTTGAGCTTACCTTCGCCCATATTAGTCTTGGTGGTCGGGGCTTTTTCTTCCTGCGTCTCCATACGCTTTTGATCGCGTTGACGACGAAGTTCTTCCAGAGCTTTGCCTTGGGGTTCAGCCATCACTATCTCCTTAACACTTCCACCGTTTACGGGCTTGCCGAATACGGCTGTTGGGGTCTTTCGCGGCTTCAGGCCACATCTTCATCTGCCCAGCAGAACGAGCACAAAACGACTTGCGACGAGCAGCGCGCTCTCCGGTAGGTTTATCTTCGGTAACCGCCGTCTTGAGCTTGCTACCGGGGTTTGCTTTACGGTATGCCTTAACACCCTTCTCAGTCATACCAGCACCCTGTTTGGTCGGGCGGAAGTTACCAGACTTCACGGAAGTCTTAATCCCCATGCCCTTCTTCCGTTCAGCCATATGCAATCCTCAACGGTTCTTCCTCTTCCCGCTTACGCGCAGCATCAATCATCGGGTAAAGGATGTCGTCACCAAATGCACCTTCAAACTCGTGCATCCCCATGTGACCAAGCTTGATCGTGGGATCAATCCACACTTCAAACCCATGCGCGCGGGCGCGGTCGCAAAAAAGGTAATCCTCACCGATATAGCCTTCCGGCGTGGATTGAAAGTCAAACAGCGAGTGCAGCGTGCGGTCCGCCGAAGCGTCGTAGTACTGCCACTCAGGATGTGCATTGGCCAACGTCTCGATGACTTGACGCTGGATCATCATGAACCCGGTGCCCATGCGCTTCGCGCGAACAAGACCCATACGGTCCATCAGGAGGTTACCCTCTTCATCCTTGTCCAGATGAGAGTAATACGTCGCCTGTTTCTTCCGCGCGCAGCCAACACCACCCACGATGTTCCGCTTGGAATCCGAAGACCACGCAAGTAACCGAAGGATGTCGTTGGGATTAAACGTCATGTCCGCGTCGATAAACAGCATCGTGTCGCAGGAGGACGCAAGGAAGTCGTTGGCAAGAAGATTACGCGCGCGGGAAACCACCGAGCAACCAGAGATGGTGCCCAGTTCAAACCCAATGCCGTGGCTGCCGCACATGCGGTCGAAGTGAATAAGCGACCCCAGCATCTTGACCGGCACTTTGAAATCGTATGCCGGGATCGCTACAAACAGCTTCCGCCCCACCAGATCGTAGGACTGCTCGTTTTGCACGGGATCACCCGTAAAAGACCATCACTGAACCGATGGTAGTCACGTCAACGTAGATGTTCGTGGTAAACAGAACACCTTCCCCCGGCAGGAGCATGTAGTTCGGGGACGAGGACGATGCAAGCGTATTGATCGTAATCTTGGTCGT